AAAAGGAAATATAAAGATAGATTATGTAGATGGTAAAAAGACTTATGTATTTTTGAAAGAAAGAGACTCTGCTATAAAAAGTTTGGAGATAGCAGAACAAGCACACTTCAAAAGAGATATATACCAAAAGATGCTTAACACATATATAGAAGATTTTGAGGGTGCAACAGGCTTTAATGAAAGAGTGGAAATTGGAAAATTAATATTAAGATTATTAGAAAAAATTTAGGAGGATGTAAAAATGTCAGAAATAGTATTAAAAATAGAAGGTATTGAAACACTTAACAGTAAATTGGATGGGATAACTGCAGCACTTTTATCATTAATGGAGCATGGTGCAAATATTAATAGCATACAACAACCGCAGGAGTTAGTACAAGCTACTACACCGCAAGCACCGATACAACAAACTACAACACCTAATCCTGTTCCGGTTAAGATGCCTGAGTATATCACTCCTGCAACAAATCAATTTATAGGACAACAACCACCTGTACAAGCTCCGCAATCTGTACCAACTACTGCACCACAACCACCTGTACAAGCTCCGCAACCGGTAGCACCTACTGAACCAACTCAACAAGTACCACAAGCACCTGTACAAACGCAAATACCGACTTACACTCAACAGGATTTGGCGCTTGCAGCAACGCAACTTATGGATAGTGGCAAACAACAAGATGTGCTTAACTTGATAGCAAGTTTTGGAGTACAGGCTCTTACTCAGTTACCTCAAGAACAGTTTGGAAATTTTGCAACAGCTTTGAGAACATTGGGGGCGAAGATATGATAAATCATAGTGAAAGAGCGCATGCGGTCTTATCTGCATCGGGTGCAGAAAAGTGGCTTAATTGTCCACCTTCTGCAAGGCTTGAAGAAAGTTATCCTGATACATCTTCTCCTTATGCTAAGGAAGGTACTTTGGCGCATGAGATAGCGGAGTTTAAAGCAAGAAATTATTTTATTGAAACTCTACCTAAAAGGACTTTTACATCTAAATTAAATAAATTTAAGAAAGATGAGTTGTACCAAAATGAAATGGATGAGTATACTGAAAACTATCTTGAATATGTAAAAGAAGTTGCAATGAGATACCCGTCAAAACCATATATAGCATTGGAAAAGAAGATTGATTTTTCTAAATATGTGCCAGATGGATATGGTACTTGTGACTGCATAATGATACACGGTAATGATATGCACATCATTGATTTTAAGTATGGGAAAGGTGTGCCGGTAAGTGCAGAAAACAACTCACAATTAATGTTGTATGCCCTTGGTGCATTAGAAGCATATTGTATGCTTTACCAAATAGAGACAGTGCATTTGTCAATATTCCAACCAAGAATTGATAATATAAGTTGCTTTGAGATAAGTGCAGCTAATCTTTTATCTTGGGCTGTGGGAGAAGTAGAACCTAAGGCAAAACTTGCTTATGATGGAATAGGAGATTTTAAAGCAGGGGGGCATTGCAGGTTCTGTAAGGCTCAAGCACAGTGTAGGGCAAAGGCTGAAAGTATAATAAGTGTGTTTCCTGTCAAGGATGAACCTGCACTATTAACGGATGACGAAATAGGATTTATATTGGCTAAGGCCAAAGAACTTGTCTCTTGGAGTAATGCTGTTGAGGAGTATGCCTTAAATGCAATACTGTCAGGTAAAGAGATACTGGGGTGGAAAGCAGTGGAAGGCAGAAGTGTAAGAGTATTTTCTGATGCTGATAAAGCCTTTGAAAAAATAGTCGAATCAGGAACACCTGAAGAAATGTTATATGAGAGAAAGCCTCTTTCTCTATCACAAATAGAAAAGCTACTTGGTAAAAAAGAATTTGAAAGTATAGTAAGTAGCTTTGTCATAAAACCTCAAGGCAAGCCTACACTTGCACCAAGTGATGATAAAAGACCGGTCTTTAATAAGGCTGATGTATTTGAAAATATAATTGATAAAGGAGAAAATTAAAATGTCAGTAAATTTAACTCAAACAGAAGTAGTAACAGGTGAAGTAAGACTATCATATTGTAATGTATTTACAGCAAGGGCACCGCTAAGTGGAGGAGATCCTAAATTCTCAGCTACAATACTAATACCTAAGTCAGATACAGCGACGCTACAGCGAATACAATCAGCGATAGAAGCTGCAACGCAAAACGGAATATCTAAGAAGTGGAATGGACAAAGACCTCCAGTAATACCTAATCCACTACATGACGGAGATGGAGTAAGACCGTCAGACGGTGCAGAATTTGGACCTGAATGTAAGGGTCACTGGGTAATAACTGCCTCAGCTAATCAAGATAGACCGCCACAGGTAGTAGATGCGCAAAGAAACCCAATAATAAATCAAGCTATGGTTTATAGCGGAGTGTATGCGCATGTTTATATAAACTTCTATCCGTATTTTGCTGCAGGTAAAAAGGGTATAGGCTGTGGGCTCAATGCTATACAAAAAACAAGAGATGGAGAGGCTCTTGGAGGAGTTGCAAAAGATGCCAATGATGTATTTGGAGTGGTTGCTCAAGTGCAACAAACAGACATACCTGGACAAATGCCATTACAAGCTCCTTATCCTGGACAGCAAGGACAGTATCAAGCACCACAGGCTCCTTATCCTACTTCTCAAGCAACAATGCCACATGGTATGCCAACTCAAATTGATCCTATCACAGGGCAACCGATAGTTCCTAATATGGGGTATTAACATGGAACATTTATCTATAGATTTAGAAACTTTTTCTGATATAGACATAACTAAAGCAGGATTGTACAGATATGTACAGTCCCCTGCTTTTGAAATACTGCTATTTGCATACAGTATAGATTTTGGACCTGTAAAGGTTATATCTCTTGCAGAGGGTGAACAAATCTCATCAGAAATAATACAAGCTTTAACTGATGATAATATTATTAAACATGCATATAATGCTCCTTTTGAAATAGCCGCACTGAATAGATGTGGTTTTTTTACACCAACATATCAATGGAGATGCACAATGGTACACGGTCTTTACTGTGGTTTTCCTGCAGGTCTTGCCAAAATAGGTAATGCCATGGGAATTAAAGAAGACAAGAAAAAATTATCTACTGGAAGCGCATTGATAAAGCTTTTTTGTACTCCAACAAAACCTACGAATAAAAATAATCACAGGACAAGAACATATTATTATCATGAGATAGAAAAATGGAAAAGATTCAAAGAATATAATGCTCAAGATGTAGTATCTGAAATGGAGATACTAAAAAAATTAAGTGCCTTTCCAATGCCTGATGAAGAACAAAGTGCTTGGTTATTAGATAGAGTTATTAATGGCACAGGTGTACTTATTGATACTGAAATGATGTCTAAATCCATTGAAATAGGTCTAACGCATCAAGAGGCGCTTATGGAAGAGGCAAAGGCTCTTACAGGGTTAGATAATCCCGGAAGTGTTGCACAGCTTAAGGGGTGGCTTACAGATGAAACAGGTGAGGAGATAACAAGTCTTTCAAAAGAAAATGTTGAAATCTTAAAATCTACTGTTTCTAATGAAAATGTATCAAGACTCTTAGAATTAAGAACTGAAATGGGAAAAACTTCATTGAAAAAATATGAAGCTATGCAAAATTGTATATGTGAAGATAATAGAGTTCGTGGCTTATTTCAATTTTACGGTACACATACAGGAAGATTTGCAGGAAGATTGGTACAAGTACAAAACCTACCAAGAAATTATATAGATACGCTTGATTTTGCAAGAGGCTTAGTAAAACAAAATAGTATCAACGGTCTTAGAATCATGTATGAGAGTATTTCTGATACTTTATCACAGTTAATTAGAACGGCTTTTATACCTGATGAAAACCATAAATTTATAATAGCTGACTTCTCTGCGATAGAGGCAAGGGTAATAGCTTGGCTTGCTGATGAAAAGTGGGTTATGGATGTATTTGCATCTCACGGAAAAATATATGAGGCTACAGCGTCTCAAATGTTTGGGGTACCTATTGAAACTATCGTTAAAGGTCATGAGAATTATCACTATAGGGCGCAAGGGAAAGTCGCTCAATTATCTTGCGGATATCAAGGCTCTGTAGGTGCTATTTCAAGAATGGATGCAAAAAACGAAATACCTGATGATTTAAAAGCTACTCTTGTTAAAAGATGGAGAGCCGCCAATCCAAGAATTGTTGATTTATGGTATTTATATGAGAATGCTGCACTTACAGCAGTAAAAGGTCAAGCAGTTTATTTACCGCATGGTGTAATATTTGCAAGAGAAGTATCAAATGATTTGGACTTTTTAACTATTACATTGCCAAGCGGAAGAAAATTATTTTATGACAGACCGCATTTAGTTATAAATAATTTTGGAAAAGAAGCAGTAGCTTATATGGGCGTTGCTGACACTCAAAAAAGTAACTCCTGGTCAAGAATAGATATGTATGGCGGTAGATGGGTGG